AATTTACTTGGTCTTATTCTAGTGCTACTACATTTGAGAAATGCCCTAAACAGTATTATCACTTATATGTAAAAAAAGATATTAAACAAGACCCCAACCAAAAACATTTTTTATATGGTAACGAAGTTCACAAAGCCGCAGAGTTATATGTTAGAGATAGTGTACCCCTCCCTGATAAGTTTTCTCAGTTTCAAGCGCCACTAGATAAATTAATTTCTATCCCAGGTGAAAAATTTTGTGAGCATAAGATTGGGCTAACGCAAACACTTGAACCCACTGAGTTTTTTTCTGACGTCGTGTGGTGGAGAGGAGTAATTGATTTATTAATACTTGACAAAGACCAGAAGGTGGCTACAATCGTAGACTATAAAACAGGAAAAAATAGTCGGTACGCAGATATGCGCCAGTTATCTTTAATGAGTGTAGCAATATTTAAACACTTTCCTGAGATAGAAAAGATTAAGTCAGCATTATTATTTTTAGTTAGCAAGGAAGTTTTACGATCTGACTATAAAATTGAGAAGATTGACGATATGTTTAAGGAGTGGGGTACTTTAGTAAAAAGAATAGATCATGCTTATGAAAGCGATATATTCAATGCGTCGCCCAATTTTGCATGTCGTAGTTTTTGCCCAGTTCAACAATGTGCTCACTGGGGTAAATGATGGCTAAAAAGAGGGTAAGAAACTACCAAAAAGAAAATGAGTACAAGAAAAGACCAGAGCAGATAGCCGCTAGGGTAAAGAGAAACGCGGCTCGTAGACTGCTCATACGAGAAGGATTAGTTAAAAAAGGTGATGGCACACATGTAAACCACATAGTCGCACTAAGTAAAGGTGGTTCTAATGATAGGAAAAATTTGAGTGTAAGAGACGGAAAAAAGAATAGTTCCTATGCTAGAAATAGTGATGGCTCCATGAAAGGAAAAAATCGAAAAGCATAATATACTGATGACATGACTTTCTATATCGAAGCTAGGAACTCTGAAAGTATACGACGTATACAAGTAGTAGCTATAACAGCTGATGAAGCAGAGGAGAAAGTTAAGAACCTTTTGGGGGAAGGTTATTTTGTAGAATCAGTCTCTACATTTGAACGACCAGAACGGTCATAGGGGGGTAGTTAGGGGAAGGTTATGCTAGATAGTTTATGCATTATATTTTACACAGCTTACTTTAAATGGGCTGACGGTTCGTATCATGCCTTCCCTCAAACGACGAACCGAATTGAAATTAAAGTAGAAAAGTTTAGAACTCTATTACTAAAAGCAAGAAACAATACTTGGTTTGGGATTGTGAATGGGAGAATTTTTTACGGCTCGTTTAATAAGTATAGAGATCATGTTTGTAAACTAGCAGAGAGAGAACCTTTGCCTGAGGTAGCTTATAAATTACGTGCAGTTTTGGAGGATTAAAATGGAGTATATAAAAGACACTAATATTTTAAGAGCGCCTACACCTAAGGAAATAAAAGACCTTAGAACCGATGCTGGATTAACTGTTGCTCAAGCGGCTAACTTAATACATAAAACAGCACGTTCTTTCCAAAGATGGGAGAGAGGTGACGGCGATATGCCATTAGCTTATTGGGAATTATTTGAACTTAAATGTAAAGTTCTAAAAATGCGCGAAGGCGCTATGGTATAAATGGAGGACTTTTATATACCAAACGAAAAAGAAATACGAGGGCACAGACTACGTGCTCAACTAACCCAAGGACAAGCGGCTAAATGCTGTTGTGTGGCACAGGCTACTTGGGCTAGATGGGAGACAGGTAGAAACAAAATGCCACCAGGTTTGTGGAAATTATTTTTAATTGAGCTTAAATATGAAAGTGATATTAAAGAAGTTGAAGAAGAAATACCAACTACTTCTTTAGACCAAATAACTGAAACTTGGGATGAAGATTATATTAGTCAACTAGAGGGGCGTTAAAGATGAGTGAAGAAAATTTATTAAAAATGGACGGATATAACAATTGCCTAATTGGAAAAATATCCGGGGCAGGTATACCAGACAAATTATGTTACAGCTATGATTTAGTTATTAAAGAGAATATGAACATGGGTATGACACATGAAGAAGCAGTGGAATATTTTGAGTTCAATCAAAGAGGTGCTTATGTGGGCGAGCATACACCTTGCTTCCTAGAGAACATAGCATTTACAGATGAAGAGCTATAGATGGAAATATATAAAGACAAAGCTTTAATAGTAAACACAAAAAACCCTAACCTTATACTATCGAGTATACCTAAAAGTAAAGTCCTGAAATCTTATGAAAATGGTGTATCTAAAGTTGTAGTTAACTGGGGTATTGACGAGGTAATTACACTATCTAAATTAGTTAAATTTCCGCCTTCACCAATAACTAAAGACTATAAATGGCCGGGGATATACAAACCTTTTAACCACCAAAAAGAAACAGCAGAATTTTTATCCGCCCATAAACGTGCTTATTGTTTGAGTGAAGCAGGTACAGGTAAAACCTCAGGAGTTATATGGGCCGCTGATTATTTAATGAACAAAGGTAAAATAAAAAGAATGTTAGTTATATGCCCTCTATCTATTATGAAGGCCGCCTGGGAAGCAGATTTATTTAAAACAGCTATGCACAGAACTGTAGCTATAGCACATGGAAGCGCTGAAAAAAGAAAGAAAATTTTAGCGCAAAATACTGACGTTGTTGTTATCAATTACGATGGTATTGAAGTTGTACGTAAAGAATTAATTAAAGGTGGGTTTGATTTAATTGTAGTGGACGAAGCTAACTATATTAAAACTGTTACAACTAAACGATGGAAATCACTCAACAAACTAATTAACCCAGACACATGGGTATGGTTGTTAACTGGTACACCCGCCGCACAATCACCGTTTGATGCGTATGGATTAGCTAAAATGGTAGACCCAGTTTCTGTCCCACGTTATGCCGGTACTTTTAAAGATATGGTTATGCAAAAGGTTGGTCAGTTTAAATGGATACCAAGATATAACGCTCAAGATATAGTATTTAAAACCTTACAACCCGCGATTCGCCACACGAAAGAGGAATGCTTGGACTTACCAGACATGTTATATACGTGCAGAGAAGTAAGCTTAACACCCCAACAAAATAAGTATTATAAAAAACTTAAAAAAGATATGTATATGCAAGCGGCAGGAGAAGATATAACCGCAGTAAACGCAGGTGTTATGTTGACTAAATTACTACAGGTGAGCGCGGGGTCTATCTATTCAGATGATGGTGAAACTGTAGAGTTCGATATAAAAAATAGGATCACTGCGCTTAAAGAAATAATAGAAGAAGCAAGTCATAAGGTACTCGTGTTTTGCTCATTTAGACACAGTATATCTAGGATTAAAAACGAACTGAATAACAGTAATGTATCCTGCGAGTGCATACACGGGGATATATCTATGAACAAAAGGACTAAGATATTTGACGACTTTCAAAAAACTCCGGACCCGCAGGTATTAATTATTCAGCCTCAGGCCGCTTCTCATGGTATTACTTTACACGCGGCTAACGTAGTAGTTTTCTGGTCTCCTGTAATGTCAGTAGAAACCTACATTCAATGTTGCGCCAGGGTGGATAGAGCAGGGCAACGAAACCCTATGACTGTAGTTCATCTACAAGGTAGCCCTGTAGAAGAACGAATGTATAAAATGCTGCAAGGCAAAATAGATTTACATACACAGTTAGTTAATTTATATAAAGAGGAAATTGAGTCTTGACAATATAAAGATACATGATATGCTTTGATTTGTTTTTAATCAAAACGAGGTAAATAAAAGTGAATGAAATAATGACGAGTACTAGAAGTGAGGGGGTAAAAACAGTTGTGGAAATGATTGAAATCGAATCTATGACTGGGGAAGACATTGAACGGATTATGAAAGCCATCATAGAAATACGTGAAAAAATAGCCACTCACGAAAACGAAATAAAAAAAATGAGGGAAGAAAAATCAGAACTTGATGCTATTCTTATTGAAGCTTGCCGTGTTTTAAAATCTGACAGTCTTAAAAATGAAGTAGGAACACTCACCAGAAGAGTTAAAAAACGCTATTGGACTACAGATTGGCCGAGCATGTATAAGTTTATCAAAGAAAAAGACCTTATAGAGTTCATGGAAAAAAGATTAAACCAAACTAACATAAAAGAATACATAGCTGAAAATCCTGATGAGTTACCACCAGGATTAAGCACATCTTCTGAATATACGGTATCAATTCGTAAAAACAGGAGCTACGAGGAGAAAGAATAATGACAAATGAAATAGATGTATTTCAAAATCAACCTACAGAAATGGTTAAAAGTAATAGAGAGGATGGGTTTTCTCATAACATAACGGGCAGCTCATCTACAAGCAAAAGGATTTCTATACGCAATAATTTATTTAGGTTAATTATTAATGGGGAAGAAATTAGCAAAAGCAATCAACGACACTTAGATGTAGTTATTGTGAATGCTTCTCCATCTGTGCATAGAATGTTTTACCCAGAAGCTTACAGACCAGGAGCTAAATTATCTCCTCCTTCGTGTTGGAGTTCTAATGCTCAAGTTCCTGATCAGGAAGTTGTAGAATCACAACATAAAGATTGTTCTAGTTGCCCACAAAACATAAAAGGTTCAGGTCCTAACAATACTAAAGCGTGTAGATTTAGTAGGCGTATAGCTGTTGTGATGGCTGATAATATAGAAGGTGATATATATCAACTGACTCTCCCGGCTCAATCTATATTTGGGACTGGTGATGATACTGGTAAACCATTAAATAAATATGCAGATTACGTGAAAGCAAATAAAGAAGCTGTAGGGTCAGTAGTTACTCGCATGTCTTTTGATGAAAACTCTTCTAGTACTAAGGTTAAGTTTTCACCTGTCTCTAGGTTATCTGATGAAGAGTTTGAAGTCTCTAAAAGCCAAGGAGCTACTGAAGATGCTGAAAGAGCTATTACTTTAACTGTAGTTAAGAAAGAACCTGAGGTAAACGAAAAAGATATACCTGAGGCTTTCAGGTTAACAGAGGAGCAAAAAGCTAAAACGCAACAAGAAGAAGTTGTAGAGGAACCCACTAAAAAGAAAACAAGTAGAAAAAAGAAAGTTAAAACTGAAGCAGTCCAAAAGGATATGTTTAAAGAATCTGAGGACAAACCCGTACAAGACACAGGTGATGTGAGTCTTGATGATCTAGTATCTGATTGGGAGTAAAAATAATATGAGAGGTTATTCACAAAAAGTAATTATTGATAATAAAAAAGCTAGGCCAATAACGTCTGGTGTTAAATTAGGTAAATTATGTATTAAACTTATGTATCCTGTAGACGAGGTAGCTAAAAAACTAGAAAAATCTAGGCAGTGTATTTATGATTGGTTTTGTGGCAAAGCTGCCCCTACTAAAAACAACACTAAAAAAATAAATCAGTTAATAGATGAATTAACTGCGCAACTTAAATAATGCATCTCCATGCATATAAAAGAATTTTTACGACATGTGTGGTCAGAGCAAGGGTTTTATTGCGTTGTAGGTAAAGATCAACAAAATATTATCCACCCTAAATTTGTCAAAACTATTGACGAAGTAGAAAGACAAGCGCTCAAACTTTTAAAAGATAAACAAGATGTTTATTTTGCTTGCTCTACGTGGGTTGAACCTACTGATAGAAAAAAGCCAAACGCTAAAGAACAACGTGTCTTATGGTTAGATATAGACTGCGGTTACGATGAAAAGAAACGTAAGTGGAAGGATTATCGGACTAAAGAAGATGCGTTAGTAGCTTTAAAAAAGTTTACCGAAGAGACTAAACTTCCCGCGCCTACATTAGTAGATTCCGGGAGGGGTATACATTGCTATTGGTCATTTACTGAACCTGTAGATAAAGTAGTTTGGCTTCCTGTAGCTCAAGGGCTTAAGTTTTTATGTGTTAAGCATGACTTCCATGCAGACCCCATGTGCACTGCTGATGTCACTCGTATACTGAGAATACCCAACACTAAGAACTTTAAAGATATAGATAATCCGCAAGATGTTAAGACTATAAAGATTGGTAAACCAACCCCATTTGAAGACCTTGCATCTATAATTCCTGTTCAAGTAGTAAAAGAATTTACACCCAAAAGAGAAGCAGATGCTGCTACTAAAGCGTTATTAGGTAATCACTCATCTAGATTTAGAAAAATTATAGAGCGTTGTAAAATAGATGATGGCTGTGCGCAACTAGAACATATAATGACAAAGCAGCAAGAAATAGAAGAGCCTTTATGGAGATCCGGGTTATCTATAGCAGTTCATTGTGAAGATAAGTCAATAGCCATTCACAGTATATCCAAACTCCACTCAGACTATGAATATGAAAAGACTGAAGAAAAAGCTTATCAGATTCCCGCTCCGCACACTTGTAAACAATTTGAATCATTACGTCCTCCTGGCTGTAAAAATTGCCCACATAAAGGGAAAATCACTTCCCCCATTCAACTTGGACGGATCATAGCCAGAGCTCGTGGCGCAGATAATATTATTGAGGCTAAAAGTGAAGCTCTAGATGAGATGGTTACTTACCAAGTGCCGGAATACCCATACCCTTATTTTAGAGGTAAAAATGGTGGGGTATACAGAGTCATGCCGGACGATGATGAAGATGGCATTAAAATTTATGATTATGACTTTTACCTTGTAGAGAGATTACATGATCCCAACATAGGAGAATGCGCATGGTTTAAATTACATCTGCCTAAAGACGCTGTACGAGAATTTATAGGTAGAACTTCTGAGCTTATGACTAAAGACAAAGCCCGGCAAATTTTAGTTGATATAGGGGTGATAGCTCATGGTAAACAAATGGATAGCGTTATTAACTATATTGTTACCGCTATTCAAACACAACAACGCGCAAAAGAAGCTTCTCCTATGCATAAACAATATGGATGGAATCCGGGGCCTGTTGAATCTAAAAATAAGATTTTAATAGGTAACAGAGAGATAAGTGCTTTTGGGATAAAGTATGTTCCTATAGCTGATGAGTTGAACGAAGTTAACCCAACTCTACAAAAGCAAGGGAGCTATGACGTATGGAAAAAAGCTATAAGTATATATGAGCGACCAGGTATGGAGCTTAGAGCCTTTGGTTTCTTCTGCGCATTTGGTTCTTTGTTAATGCCTTTCTTTGACTCCAGAGAAAAGTCAGCTGTTATTAACTTATATCATCCAGAAACAGGGCAGGGGAAGACTACTATACTTCAGGCAATGACAAGTGTTTATGGTAACCCTGATCTATCAGCTAAGCTTATTCAGCTATGGGGTGATACAGCTAACTCTATCGTGCATAGGATGGGGTACATGAATAACTTACCCGCTGCTGTTGATGAGTTTACAGACGTTAAATCTAGTGAGCTTCATACTTTCCTTAAGTTTATGGCAACAGGACGTGGTAAGAATAGGTTAACCAGCGGTAGTGTGAATAGAGAAAGAGCTAATGATACTGTGTTTAATCTCATATGTTTGGTTTCCAGTAATACTGATTTTCGTAGTGTTATGTTTTCAGACAGAGCTAAGTCCAGTGGAGAGATGGCACGGTTTATTCAACTGCGTATAGAGAAAGACACCACCCTAACTAAAGAAGAAGCTGATACTCATTTTGGTAAATTGTTTGACAACTATGGTCATGCCGGAGAGGTATATGCTCAGTATTTAATAGCTAATATAGATAAAGTTAAAATAGAACTACAACAAACACAAAGAAAAATAGATAAAGAATTAAATATTAAGAGTGAGGATAGAAAATACTCAGCTACTTTAGCTGCTGTTTTTCTAGGCGCTATTATATCTAAAAGTTTAGGTATTCATAACATACCTATTATGCCGGTGTATAAAGCTATAGCTAAAGAACTACGTAACTCTAAGATAGATTTAAAAGAAAGAGACTTCGATGCATTACAAACACTAGGTAATTTTTTGAACGAGTGTAAGAGCAACACACTTGTTATAAATAGTAAGATTGATTCTAGAGCCGGAGTATCAGAAGCACCAATACTAAGACCCACACTTGACCTCAAAGTTAGAGTTGAACCAGACACTAATACTATTTACATACCGGTTTCTATCATGCGAGAGTATACTAATAATATTAAAGTAGATTATAATGATTTTATTAAAGGATTAAAAAAGGAAGACGTATTAAAAAGAGCATCACAAAATAAAACTCTCCATAAAGGATTAGACATCAGCGCGCCAGCGGTTAGATGTTTATGGATTGATAACTCCACATTTGAAGACATACAAACAGAAAATTTAGACCTAGATATTCCCAAAAATGTTAACTAACGGTGTTGATTACCAAATCATGTGGCCTGACTTTAAACCAGGCTCTTCTATTTTTATTCCGGCTATTGATGTAAAAGCAGCTGTTAAGGCGCTAAAAAAAGAAAGCGAACGTCTGGAGTTTAAGTTCGTGCATAAAATAGTGGTAGAGAATGGAGTGAAAGGTGTGAGAGCGTGGCGACTTAGCTAGTCACCATAGAAAAAATCTTCTTCATCTTCATCATAATAGTCACTTTCTTCTATTAAACGATCTCTTAATTTTGGGTTTAGAGTTACACCATGTACAGCTTGCTGAGCTTTTCTGTCAAAAGTTTTACGTGAGTTATTTAATGTTTTCCCCGTAATTGCAACCTCAGGATTTTTCTTATTAAATTTATTTATCTTTTTTTGTATCCTATTCATCCCATTACTATCTCCAGCTTTAGTAGCAAGATAGTAATTTAATAATAGTTTCTCTTTCCAACCTTCAATTTTTTTCTCTTTGAATTTCATAATAGATACGCGTTCATAAGCAGCACTTAAATCACTATCACTGAAACCTAAAATCTGCATAAACAAATTATAGGCGTTTGGGTCATCCACTATCTTAAGTCCTTTTCTGGTGGTAGCTCCCTCAGATGCAAATCGAAATGTTTTAATTTGGTTTCTAATCCACGTAGGAGTCATTTGTTCTAAGCCTCTCATAGTATTCCCATCATTTATATCTCCAGCTCCACGATCAATACCTGTTAATATTGACCAGCTTGGGCCTAAGAAATGTTCTGCTATGTATACAGCTTCACCTACTTCTTCTCTGCGCCTTCTGTCAGGCCGCCACATTAACCCTCTGAATCCAGTTCTAGAAGCTATATCAACATTAAAAGCATAACTTAAAGGCCCTTTATAACCTACTTGACCTACTGATTGTTTAACCCAATCGTCTAATAAGAATGGATCTTCTTCATCATCTGCTAGTAACGAAGCTAACATATCTGCAGCTCCGTAAAAAGGTAGCCCTTGAACTCCAGCAAACATATAAGCCATACCAGATATACCTAAAAGTTGTGACCTCGCTATATTTTTTTCTTTAGCATTTAGTTTTCTGTATTTACCACCACTAAAATGGTATTGAAGATTAAACGACCTTAGAAGAAGTTGAGATACTAAATATATTTGTGCCTGGGCAAATCGTTTAAAAGTAAAGGCTACTTTACCTATACCAGACTGAAATATTAAAGGTCCTACTTCAGGCAGTGCATGTGAATGAGCTTTAACTGTTAGCTTTATAGCTTTATCTATAGCCATTTGTTCAGAGTCACCAGCTTCTCTAGCTAAATCAAATGCAGCTACTAAAGTAAGTTCGCGGTTAGCTCGTTCTGAATTTTTAAATGTCCAACCCAATGCTTGATTAACTAAGTTAGTAGTTCGTCCTACTTTAGTATCAGTATTAAAATCTATATTTTCATGTATTAACCCACGAGTTAATGTCATAGTTTGATCAGCTCTTTTAAATAAATTGCCATACTTTTCTTTTTGTTCTGCATTAAACCCTTCCACCATTGTATAGTCAGGTATATCATCAGTTCTCCAACTTTCTTTTTTACGTAGACTAGCTTTACTCTCCATGTCGCCGTTAAAATAAAGTTTACGTGCGTTATCTAATGCAGAAACAGATTTCCCCACTCCATACTCAAGCCCTAACATAGGCGCTACCACAATAGGCATCTGCGTTAAGTTAACAAAAGCTGAAGATAAATTACCTCCAATGTACCATGCATAACTCAGGAATCCTGCTGTAGAAGCCCATTTCTCAGCGGTTGGGTTTAAATAGAAAGAAGCTCTATTATTTATAGCCTCATACACACCCTTCGCATATCCTTTAGCTGTGCCTTCTTTATCTACATTTGTTTTTATTTCATTTAAAGAAGATTTAATATCAGGAAGATAGGTTAAGTCATTTATATTTTTTATAGCTCTATAAGATGCATTACCATAAGCATATACTAAATCTTGTATATAACCAGGAAACCCATGCCTATGTCTACCAGCAGCTTGAACACTATCAACTCTAAATAAGCTTAAGAAATGTTCATGCAATTTATCTTGCAAATCTTCTTTTACATCTGCAGGTATATTAGCTTTATCTAATGCCTCATTAGTAAAATTATATAATTCTCTATTAGGCGCGGGGATTTTAATTGCCTCAGTTCGTGAATATGCCTCATTAGTAAACCTAACAAAATCTTTTTTAGATTGCGCTTCTTCCTTTAAACGCTCTCTTTCTGCTGGTGTTTGCGCTGCTATAACTACTGTTTCTGTTCCTTCATCGGTTTGTATTTCATAGTCAAACCAATAGTCTCCCTGACGCATAAAGGGCTGATAAAACTCTAACTTTCTTCTTTTGAACTGTCGTCTTAAATAGTCTACATCCTTACCAGTTAATTTCTCTAGCGCGTCTAAAGTTTCTTTAGCACGAAGCATATAATTTCTATGCATACCTAACGCTAAACCCTGAAGTTCTCTAGGTAAGGTTTTAAATTCTTGTACAAGACCATGATCTCTATTTTTAGCAAGAGCTGGGTTTACATTTTGATTTGATAGTTCAAAAGTTATCATAGTCCATTTCTTTATTATTTCCGGGCTATACTTAGCTTCTATTTCTCTTATAGCTTTCATTTGCTCGTTTAAGTTTTCTGATTTTTTCCATAGATCATTAGCTCTGTTTTCTAGATTATCCTGTAATAATTTAACCCCTGGTAATTCAGGAAATAATTCTTGTATCTGAGGCAGTGAAAGAAACGTGATGTAATATTTTTGCGCCCATGAAGTTAATTTAGACCACGTATCTTTTATACCCTGCATTAACCCTTTACTGTAGATAGGTTGAGACTGAACAACTTGCCCTGAAAAGTCTATTAATTCTTTAATATTTTGAGGGTTAACTCTTTGTGTAGAAGTTTTAGAAGCGTTATCAATATCATCAGTTTCAGGTATCTTACCTGC